GGCCGATCTACATATATTATCACGAATCATGGTTTCGTGTAAATGTCCACAAATAATTAAATCAATTATAACTCCTCTTGCACTATATTTGGCTATGACTTTTCCTGTGTCATTTGAGGTCATTCTCCCTAACTGATGGCCGTGGATCACTAACATATTTTTTCCGTTTATTTCAACAACTAATTCTAAAGCATCTCCTCTCAAGAAATTAATATCTGGTAATAATAAACGAAGCATCTCAAATATGGTAAAATCGTAGTTGTCCGATGCACATAAATCAACCCAACCCAAATCAATGTTTACTCTGGATTCATTTCCAGTAACGCAACAAACCTGAACTTCTGCAATTTCGTTTATATCCAATATAAAATATTTTAATAGATGAACTCCAAGAAATGTACTTTTTGCGCGATTTGTCGCCATGCTCAACTTTTCATCAAGGCGCCGATCAGAATTAATGAGATCCCCTGTTATTGCAATTAATACTTTATTTGCTTTATGGAATTTAACATACTCTTTAACTTTATAAGCGTATTTTTGTAGTCGTTTTGATGCAATATCAAAATCATATTTATTACTCTCAAGTTCTACAAGTTCGTTAAAATGAGTATCTGCAATTTGAACAACTATTGCAGCTTCGGTGTTATGTTTCTTTTTACTTAATTTAGTCTTTAAAGACTCTCTCTTTAATAGTTTTATAATTTCAGTGTTATACTCTACAAGAGCGTTTTCTTGTCTTGTTCCCTCTCTAAATGATTTTCTCTCTATTCTATTTAAATCTTGGAACTTTTGTTTCTGTTTTGCAAGTCTAATATTGTATTCAACAATATCTTTGTCTGCAATTAAATAATGAACAACTTCTTTTATTTTTTTTCTAAGTGTATCTACTGAAACTTCTAGCTTATATGTATCTATAAGGTAAGCTGAAATTTCATTGTAGTTTGCTCCATTGTCAAAAAGCTCTAATATCTCATCCTTATAATTTAGATATTTGCTCTTCATTTATTTACTTCTTTTTATTCATATCAGCTAATCCCTGACCTAATACCAGCGTTAGAAGAGCGTAAAATAAATTTGATGCTGTTAATTCATCAACTCCCAATTTTGTCATTATTACTGGAATAATTACAGATCCGATTGCATACCAGAATTTCTTTGAAGTAAACATCCCCTTCACTATTAATGTTTGTAACCAATTTTTCATTTTATTATTATTTTAAATTATTATTCTTATAAACTATACGATAAACCTATTGAGAAACTTCCTTCTCTTTCTCCATTTTCATCCTCTTTTAAAGGAATCATATACATTGGAGAAGCTGATATTCCACTAAATAAATGGATGTACATTCCCCATCCAACATTCATGTTTTCAATCATATCTTCAGTTGGAGCTTCTAAGCTTAAGAATCCTATTCCTAAATCTTTTCTTGCAAAAACATTATAGTCATCTCCATCTTTTGATACTCCAACCATTGTTTCATTATTTAACGCATATCCAATACCCATATTTTGAGTAAAGTTTGATATTTCCCAACTATCTCCATCAGCAGGAGAATTAACTTGAGAAACCACTGTAAATTGTGCAGAACTTATTAAAGTAGCACAACTTAGAACTATTGTAAAAAAAACTTTTTTCATTTTTATTATTTTTAATTATTTGAGATAAAATTACAGTCTTATCTCTTGACTGTTTTCAGTAAATCCATAACCTTGGATTAGTCCTCTCTTCATCAATGTCGATATGGCAGAAATTGCCCTTTCCTTTTCCAGCTATTCCAACCCTAAATGGTAATCCTAATTCATGAACTAATTGCAAAGCATGTCCTACAAAAAGAGCTCTCTTTACGCTATCTGAAATTGCAATATCAGCGGCCAATCCTTTTAAGTGTGGAGATTGTCCTTTTTTTGCTGTTTTATAGCCTCTATCAGTTAAGGATTGTTGATAAGCTTCTGTTCTAAATCCACTTGTTACTCTAAATGGAAAATTACATCTTGATCTTAATTCATCAATAAAATCTAAGAATAATGGGCTCATATTTTTTCCTGTTCCCTTTTCATTAGGAAGTCCAGAATCAAATTCAGAAATATTGAAATATCTCATTTTGTAAAATTATAAAAAAAATTATAATAAAACATTGATTGATTGAAAGTTATTAACTTTATGATGTTTACTTCTTCGATAATTTATAAAATTTATAGATAGTAAAGGCTATTGCTAGCGTAAGAGAAACAAAGGTTAATATGTTATTGCATTGTGTTAGCATAGTCGCTGATGCTCCTCCATTTGCTAATAAAACTTGAGTTGTATCTTTCATTTTTGTTTTTAATTTTGTGTTAATGTAACTGTTCCTCCATATATTCTGTTGGAAGTAGCCGTTACTTTTACTATTATTAATAAATAATTTCTGGAAGAAGATGGAGTTGATGTTAAAGATATTGCAGATCCATTTGTTGTTCCTGTTCCAATTGCACTTCCAATTCCGTTTGCACTTACATCTCCAACATAAGCTTCCACAACTTTTGTTGTAACTGATCCCCAAACCGTTACTTCTGTTGCTGTTGTTCCATAGGGAATGTTTACCGTTGCAATCATTTCCTGTGCAGCATCTCCAACTTGCAATCCTGTGTTTGTAGCATCTTTAAATTCTAAAGCTTCATATCCTCCATCTTCATTAATCATAAAATCCCTTGGAAGAATTTTTACATAAGTTGGATCAACTCCAGTAATAGAATAAACTCCACCTTTGTACTCAATAGGTCCTAAAGTATCAGCACTTACAGGCATTCCAGCAATTGTTCCTTCTGTTTTTTGTTGGTATTGTAAAAATAAATTCTTCTGGTCAATAGAAACAATAGATCCAAAATCTAAAGCTGTTTCTAAAGTTGTTGCTGTTATAAAAAATTGAGTTGCGGATGCGGCTGCATCTGCATAAACTTCCAAACTTACGCCGTTCACTATTATTTTTGTTCCTGCTTTAATTGCGAATGCAAGAGCCCTACAAGCTATTGGAGTTGATGTTGTAAAAACATCTCCCTCATCATAGTTTGTAGTTATTTTAGTTAAATAAAAACTATTATCTCTCTCTTCATAAAATTCTGTTGAGGTTTTACTTGGTAAGTTATTATATATATTTGTTGTTATCATATTATGGTGTTGAGGTTCCTTGCTGCCCCGCTATATTAGATCCTATTGGTGTTCCTCCCGCTGTATATGTGGAAATACCTGTATTTACAGTAGATGGAATTTCATAAAAAACCTGAACCCATTCTCCAGAAAACTCATCATTTGTTAAATTAAAATTCGCCCTCATCATTATATATTCTTTATTATCTGAATCTATTAATTTTGTGCATGGATTCACCATTTTTAGTCTTGTAGATCCGCTCCAAAATTTGTCAGTTTCTGATAAGGCGGTAATTCCGTTAAATGTTATTATGGATTTACTTTGGTTATTCATTATTTCCTGCCCAACTAATTCTTGGATTTTTTTATCATACGTCAGAGCACTCCAATCATATTCTGAAGTTGTTCCATTCCACACATAAATTCCTTTTGCCCATTTTCCTTGTTCATCTACAAAAACAAAATTGCTTCCATTCCAAACTTGAATTGTTGAAGTTGTATTTGCCCCCGCCCCATCTCCAAATCTTAATGTTCCAACATCATAAGTAAACGTATCATTTCCTGACTGATCGTGTTGAATATGTTCTCCTGAAACACCAAATGCTCCAGCGTTATTTATAACAGGAACGAACAAAGAATTAAATTCATTATTATTATTTATGCTATCAATATAATCTACTTCATAATAGGTTGGTACCTCTTCTCTCGTTATTGGAGATGTTCCACTTCCAGTTGTACCTCCAGGATATGAGTTTCTGTATAAAACTCTACCGTGCGAATAATCTGAATTTCCTTGTGTGTGCGCTCTCATTGGATATGTTCTGTTATTATCATATTCTGTAAATGTGTAAAATTGAAAATCCCAATCTCCAACAAAAGCTGCATTAGTTGGAAATAAATTGTCTGTTGAATCTGTTAAGGAGTCGGTTGAACTATCAAAAATAGTCATAGTTTGATTTACTGAATTTGCTGGAATGTAAATGTTTTTTCTTATATATTGTTGGTTATTTAATAAAGGAAATTCATCGGCCATCCATCTGATTTCTGCAAAAGTTGCCCCCGTATACATGTAAGCTGTATAATTATCTGCATCTCCCCAATTAGAACCTATTGGCTTCGCTCTTAAGGTCCATAAATTTTGAAATTTTAATTCTGTATTTGAAGTATTAGTAAAATCACAATATATTCTACATATAAAACCAGCAAGTTGATCAGCGTCAGTTAATGTAATTGTATTATATGCTCCATTGGTATTTGAAAATTGAGTTATATCATGACTTGCATTATCAGTTGGCCATGTTGTAATGTCTCCAGAAACTGTATTGTGAGTTAAGAATAAAGGAAAACCATTAAAATAGTTATCTCCTGCTGATTCAGCATATACTGTATTTGTTCTTTTTATAGCTGGTAGTCCTTGATAAACAGAACCTGCTAATTTTTGTAATCCAACTCCAGATGTTGCAGATTCTATTTTTTGATAATATTGACTGTAATCTGTATTACCAAAATAATTTCTTTGTGTTCTGGCGCTTGTATCATAATACTGTTCTCTTGTTGGAATATTGATGGGAGCAGAATATGGCGAAGTTCCCTGTTCATCTGTATTAAATTCTGAAATTTGCACAAAATGGAAAGTATTGTTCCAATAAAATACACGGCAATTAAAATTTCTACATATTGATTCTAAGACCTGATAAACGGATGGCGGCGTATATGTATTATCTGCTCCAGTTTTATACATATCTTTCATACTTATTCTCATTTGCGTCCAGGGGCAATATTGCAATTGTGGTCCAACATTCATATCTTCATTCCACCAATTTATTGCGGTTTGAACCAAGAAATTTTCAAGTGTTCCTGTTGTTGAATCAGTAGCTAAAAGCATTCCTGTTTTTTCCAAGATAATTGCTATCCAAGCGTTTGAATTATGTATAAGTTTTTGAAATCCAGCGTTTGCGTAAGTATCGCCTTTTACATAGGGAAAAGTTGGAACAGCCCCACTATCTGAATTTGTATCTCTTAAAAAAGGCATTTCTTTTAGAGCTGCCAAACCATCAATTGCTACAAGCTGTGTTTCGTATGGAAAGCTTACATCTTCTCTTGATTCTAAATCTAAAATAAAATATCCCTGCCACAATACCGAACCTACCGATCCGTGCCTTAACACTAACCAAACATCTTTCTCTTTTTTTGATGTTCTAATTCCCTTTATAAAATTTTCTTGAGTTAAATTTTCTACCATAACATTTAACGTTAATTTTGACGCTAATATTGGAGAATTTTTATCCTGAACTTTGGAGCTTTGCCAATCTATTGTTATCCCATTTGATGCAAGAGTCCATTCCAATGTCTCCGCACTACCAGTCCACCAAATTGATGCGGTATAAAGAGTATTATTCATTGACTCAACTGTAATTGTTGCGTATTTTGAAAGTCCGTAAGGTGTTCTTGCCATAATTTATGCTGTTCTTAATCTGTTTACTGATGTATTTTTATTTGACAAATATATATCACTTCCTCTTAATACGCCCTCTACAACTATGTTTTGAGTTCCTCTTCCCATCATAGATTTGAGTTTATCGAGCGGCGCTACTACCTCTGGGTTTGATGAAGCTCCTGGATATTCTCCCATTAAACCAACTGTTGGGCCTGAAATTATTCCTCCATCTGCAAAGGAAGGTATTAATGAATTGAAAGCAGTTCTTGCAAGACCAGCAGCAAGTCCAGCTATAACAGGAATTAAAAAAGGATTAACTATTCCAGCACTAATTAAAGCTTTACTTACTGCAGCAGCTACACCTTGAGAAATTAAAGCTCCTATTACTTCTTTAATCATACCCTTAATATTATCAGCATATTCTTGGAATGAATCTGCTCCTTGAGCTAATTCATCTCCCATTCTTTCAACCATGGAAGCAAGTCCTTCCTCCATTGATTCTATATCTTCTCCAACGAAAGCAGCTATTTCATCTCCTAATATACCTAAAGCCCCTCTGTATTTATCCATTGGATCTGTATTAAACAAATCATCTGGCATTTTTATCTTTGATAACTTATCCCATATACTAACATCTATAGGAACTAAAGAAAGAGCTTCCGTTGCTTCAACCAATTTATCTGTTTCTCCTTTTGTTGTTGTTGGTGTTGTTGTTGTTGTTGTTGGTGTTGTTGTTAAATCACCTATTTTTTTTGTTATGGAATATTCTTTACTTAAAGCATCAATTCTATCTTGTATATGTTGCTTACTTTCTTTTAACGATTTAAGCGCCCTTTTCTCAATATCTGAACCTTTTAAATCTGCACCCAAAAAACCACCTGTAGTAGCTAAAAATTTCTGCATTTTTTCTTCAGATTCTAACAACTCAATATTTAATTCAACCAATTTTTCCCTCATTGCTTCTGCCTTAGCTTGTTTCAAAATTGATGCAGTATAATCTTGAGTTGCTTGATCCAGCCCCTCAACTGTTCCTTTAGCTATTTCTAAGCTTCCATAATATTCTGGAGATATTTTTTTAAGTTTGTCTAAGGCTATTTTCTTATCTTCTAAGCTTAATCCTTGAGTAGTAAGTTCTTTTGTGAGTAAATCTACAGCAACCTTTTCATCCATTATTGATGATTGTGCAGTTTTTGAAATACTATCTAAATCATCTTGAGCAGTAGTTAATTCTTTAGTTGCAATAAAAGTATCATAAATAGCATATCCAACAGCAGCAATTGCAGCAGCGGCGGCAATCCATGGATTTGCAGCTAAATATTTTCCCACACTTTTGAATCCTCCAACTAAAGTACCTAATCCCATTGAAACTTTTCCGATAATTATAAGAACTGGCCCTATTGCAGCTAATATTAATCCCCATTTAACAATATTGTCTTTTGTTGATTCTGAAAGACTATCAAATTTTCCGATTAAATCAACCATCCAATCAACAAACTTTTGAACATAAGGCATTAATCTCTCTCCAAGTTCTTCTCCTAAATCTCCAAGCTGGTTCTTCATCATGATTAAAGGCCCAGCCCCAATTAATGCAACTGCTTCAGCTTGTCCTTCAAATTTTTCTGTTAATTGATTAACTGCTGTATCTAATCTCTCACTTGATCCAACCGCTCCAGTTATTTCAATTCCATATCTTGATAAAGCATTAGTTGAACTTCCCATTGACTTTGCTACAAGATCAGCAGCTGTAACCAAATCCATTCCTTTTGCAGTTGCAAAATCTTGAATTAATGGAATTAGTTTTACAATTTCTTCTTCTGTTAATCCCATCATAGCTAACATAGATTGAGCTGCGATAGTAGCTTCATCTCCAAATAAAGTTGTTTTTTGAAGTTCTTTTGCTTGGCTTATTAATCTTTGCTGAACATCTTCCCTGCCTTTTAATGCAGTGAGTAATTTTGTTTCTGCCTTTGCTTGTTCATCAAAAGCTTTAATAGACGCAGCTCCTAAAGCTAAAATTGGAAGAGTTAAATTTCTTGATAAATTTTGACCAGCCTTAGCTACATTTTTCCCAAACTTATTGAGTTTCTTTTGAGCTTTATTCATTGCTCTCTCAAAACCACTTAAATCAGCTCCAAATTTGAAATTTAAAAATCCTATTGCTTTACTTGCCATTTTCTTCTAATTTTTTAAAATACTCTGCTTTTCTTTTTAATTCTTCAAAATCTATTTTTGATGCTTCTTTTTCCCATTCAAACCGAATTAAATCGGTTGGTTTGATACTTTTATTTTTCGGAAGCTGAATATTTAACAATAAACACGTGCTCCATCTTGTACGCTCCCAATTACTTCTTTGCCTCGTGTTTTCAAGTTCATAAAACCCATCAACTTTGTTCCAAAACTCTCTTGGCAACATATTATAAAAATCATCAACATTCATTCCTAATTGCCCGAATGCTATTTGTTCCATTTTTGGCCAAGTTAGCTCTTCTTCACTCTCTTGGCCTTCGGCTTTTTTTCGTTACCATCTCCCATTGCTCTTGCAAGTATCTCAAAAGCTTTTTCCATGCAATCCATGTTTCCGTCAAACATATCAGTTATATCATCTAAGGAATAATTAAATGGTTGTTTTGATGCTCTATAACCATCCTCAATTCCACAATAAATTAAACTGAACGCATCATTAAAAGTTAATTGTCCAGATGCTAATTTATTTAAGTCGTTCATTGTTGCACCAGTCATTAAACTGTATTTTCTTAATGCATTAAAACCAAATCTAACTGCCATTTTGTGTTCTCCAATTTCTAAAATTTCGTATTTCATTTTCTAAGTTTTTGTCTTTTCTGATATTAAAAGAAACCAACCCCCGCACCCAGAAAAGAAAACGCAAGGGCTGGCTCTAAATTTAATTACTATGAAGCAACAGTTTGTGTTAATGCTCCAGTACCTTGAAAAGAAGCACTAAATGTACTTGAATCTTCATTAGGAGCAGAAAGACTTGCAGAAGTCATCCATACATCTCCAGTATATTTAGTATCTCCAGCAGTTGATGTTGTTACACCAAAAGTAACTGATGTTGTTACTCTTGTAGTAATCATTGTAGAAAATAATTCACTAAGAGTTAATCCTCCAATTGCACTACCAGAAGCATCTAACCAAGCATACATTGCATCTACTGAAACATCCCAGTTTCGATAACCTTCCATAGCACTTTCCCAACCACCATCTTCCTTATTACTGGTCGATCTTGGGCTATGATTTACATTTATTGTTGCGTTTGTTGCGTACGCTATTAAAGTTGCAGATCCTCCAGATGGAGTAATATACACTTTTAAATCCGTACCATTTAAAATTCCATTTGCCATTTTTTTTATTTTATAATATTAATATTTATTTTATTTTTGCTCTTCTTGAGCTTTTTTTGTTTTCGTTTCTTTTTTTACTTTCTTTTTTTGTGGTTCTCCATATCCATTATCTAAAAACCATTCAATTCCCTCTGGAGTAGTTGGAATTTTAACTCCAGAATTTAATATTTTACCGTTTCTGTTGTATTCTTTTTTTAATTCAAATTCATAAGTTTTAGAAACTGAATTATAATACTCATAATATTTTTCTTCCATTTTTTATTCGTTTGTGTCAATCCATCCATTATCTGGATTGTTGATTGTTTCTATTATTTCAGAATGAGAATATATTTTATCCCCACTTAAAAAATCTGGTACTTCTCCAATAAATTTAATTATTGTTTTGGTTCCATCTAAATTATATCTTACTGTTGCTTCCGATGTTTCAATTACTTTTTGAAAATCAACTGAATCAACATAACTTTTTTCTATTATAACATACTTTTTTTCCATATCTTTATTCTGGAACATCAGCTTGAAAATCTGTTGATGTCATGTTAGTCATTGTTCCATCATTATTTCCTGTTTCATCTGGTATTGTTGGATAAGTTGCAATTGGATCTCCAACAATTCCTCCATCCCCCATTTTCCAGTAACCTTTTAAATTTGTTAAAGGAACAGGATTAAATGGTAATCCATCATTATATAAAGAAGTTACTTCTGTTGAACTTAATTCTTTATTAAACAAAGTAACCTCATCAATATTTCCTAACCAATAACTTCCACCATCTGCATTATTACCAATTGACGCTGTTGTAAAACTACCAGTAAATGTTCCTGAAATTGCTGTTGTATCTTTTAAACTACCATCTAAATATATTTTTGCATTTCCACTGGAATCCCATGTTCCAGAAACATGATGAAACAAAGTATCTCCCTCTATTGCATCAGTTAGAATTGCTAAAGTTGTTGTTCCTCCCGCTTTATACGCTAGTCTTAATTCTTCACTTGATTTATGGTAAAATATTCTAATATTATTATTTGCATCTTCATATAGCCTAATAATATCTCCACTAGCAGAAGTTGTTTCTAATTTAAACCAAGCAGAAATAGATCCTGTATTTTTTACTGAACTCATTCCTGTAACTCCTAAAGAAACAAAATCATCAACTCCATCAAAATGAGTAGAATAAATATTATTGAATGAATTTATAATTCTAATATTAAAATTTAATGATTTTCTATATATACCATCAGAACCACTCATATCATCAAATACATCATCATATCCATCAAAATCAATTGCTTGGATGTTTACAGCGTTATAAACTCCATTAACCCTATCTAATGCAGTTCTAATATAATTTGCAAGTTTTGAAGCTTCTGCATAAGTTTTAGAATAAGCTGAAACCATAACAGTTGCCGTATCTAATAAAGCAACAGAATCTTTTTGGCCTTCTGGAGTATCAGTAGAAACATCATAAATAATAAAAGGAAATGGAGAGGTTTGTTTCATTACATTTGGAGCAATCCTTGTTCCAACCATTGACTCAACTGCAATGTTATCATGTAAAATTTTATATATTGCTTTTCCTATATCCATTTTAATATGCGGCTCTTCCCCATTTTTTCATTCTTCTTAAATCTGCTTGAACTGCTTTAATATATATTTTTTCAGCTTCTGAAAATCCATCTGCTAAAACTACTCCATGTTTTTGATTCCAAGCTCTTTGCATAAAATCGTTTGGAGTTGTCATACCTCCCCCTCTTTTTCTATGTCCATATTCAACCCACGCTCCATAATAACCTCCCATATTTTTCTTAAATTTTCCCTTAACTCTTGGCCCAATATATGCTCCATGAACTCCTTTTTGTTTTGAAGCTCTTGTTCTGTAAAATTGTAGAGATTTTTTTAATGTTCCTCTTGCAATTTTCAGTTTATTGTCTGGAGGATATACAACATCTTTGTCTGCAACTGGAGCTTCTTGTATTGCAGCATCTAATAAAGGAAGAGTAACTTTTTTCCAAAATCTTCCCCATATTAAATCTTTCTTCACTCTGTTTGGAAGTTGATCAAACATTTGACCTATCTCTTTAAGACCTCTTGCTTCTACTGAAACTCCCATTAATTATTATCTTTTAATTTTGTTTCTATTTCTAAAAATTGTTCTCTTCCATCTATTTGTTTTATCCCATGTATTATGTAAGTTTTAGAATCATAATCAATTCTATAAGTTCCCTCAATTGTAACTCCTAAATTCCGTATATAAAAAACAACATCCGTTCCCTGAACTTGTTCTTGCGATTCTTCTTTTCTTCTGCTTGATTTCCAATCTACATGCGCCCATAATCTGTAAACGATTGCATAAACTTTTGTTTCTGCTCCATATCTATCTGTTGTATAAGTTGGAGAGGTAACTTCAATTCTTCTATCAAGCTGTCCTATACTTAACATACCTGTATTTTATACTGATCTAATAAATATTGACTTGACAAAGGAAGTTCAGTTGCTGTTCTTCCTGTTATTACTGTTTGTCTGTTTTCGTACCAATTTCCTAAAGTTAAAAGTACAGCTTGTTTTATTCCATCTGGAACATCAGATGAAGCTGTTCCATATCCAACAGTATATTTAACATGAACAGCGTTTATTCTATCAGATAAACTTGGTAAGGTTGCATCCACTGCTAATCCAATTCTTGCAGGTTTTGAAACATTATCTAAAATGTAATTAGAAGAAGCTAAAGTTTGTTCAGCATCATTAGTATCATAATATTTAATATGAGTAATTGATGAAACAGGGCTTTTGTAAAGTGTATAAACTTCACTCCAATTATCCGAATATTGTTCTACAACAGTATTTAAAAAATATTGATTAGTATAAATTTGACAAGATTCAGTTGCTGCTTTAATTAAATTATCAATTAAAGTGTCATCAGCAGTAGTATCAACTTTAAGAAAATCCTTAGCTAAAGCAGTAGTAAATAATGGGGTAGTTGATAAGGTAACTTCTTTTAAACTTCTATACATTTTAAATTATTTTTAAAAAAAAAGAGCTGGCTTCAAAACCAGCCCCTTTTCTAATTATTATACTAACTTACGCTTCTAAGTTTTTATGGAAAGTAGAAGATTGTACAGCACCAGCATCTACAAGAGATGTAAGTACATAACGTGGCTCGCCAGTACCAGCGCCAGAGTAAATGTCATAAATAACGTCTAAACCACCAAATTGAGCTATATGTACTTTCGAGAAGTCTCCGAATAAAGCAGCAGTTTTTGAAGCAGTTCCACCAGCGTTCAAGTTAGAAGTAATAAATGAGTAATATCCATTTAATCTTTTATCAGCATTATCATATAATGATGAAACAGAAGCAACTTGAGCTAATGATTTTACATCAGCATAAGCAGCTGGATTCATAATGTAAGCCATTCTTGATCCTTCTAAATTAACGTCAGCAGCCAAAGTATCAGTTTCCATTTTCTCCACGTTAGCAACAGAAATAACAGATGTTGCTGAAGATGTAGCATCTAAAAATAAAGATGTAGGCGCATTACTTATATCAGCATTATTTAAAAACGCAGATTCCATTGTAGCAGCTACTGATTGTGCCATGTTTCTTCTTAATGCAGATTCAATAGATGCATTTTGAGTTACAGCTTCAGCTGATACGTTTACGATTGAAATACATTTTTTTGGAGATAGAGTTAATGATGTAGCAGTTCCATTAGCAGCAGGAGCAGAACCACCAGTTTCAGCAACAAATCCAGAATTTATAGATGAAAATACTGGAAATTTCATGTTGTTTACTCCAGAATAAAAATTAGCTCCAGCAGATGCCATTACTAAGTTTGCTTCCAATTGATCAGTCCATGCCATAACTTGTGTTGCATTTCCAGCAGAAGTTCCAACAGCAGCTCTTGTTAATATACTTGAAGGTATTCCAATTCCTTTGTAAGATTGGCCAGTATATCTTGACTCATTACGCGCTTCTTGATCCATTTCCTTGATTAATCCCTCTAAGCGCCCGTTTGCAGCTTGTGACAAAGCATCTTGAAAAGAATAATCTCTTATTTCTTTATCTTCTTTTGCTTCGATTTTTGTACCACTAACTCTTGCAGCAGTTTTAAGAGCATCTTCAGCTCTTTCAGCTCTTTCAATTTTTACAGATAATTTATCTGCATTTTTAAGAAGTGAATCCATTTCATTATTCTCCTCTGAAGTTAAATCTCTTTCTTCTGCTGTAGCAGTTTCTTTGATAACTTCTAAAGAAGCAATAATATCATTTCTCAATTCTTTCAATTCAATACTTGATTTCATTTTAAAAAATTTTTTATTATTATTATTTTGTTCGTTTTATTAATTCTATTTTTAGTTTTGCCAACGAACGCGCCACTAAATCGTTTTCCTCTTCTTTTATTTCTTGTTTTTCCTTATACATTGCCAATCCTCTTTGCGCTACCACTAAATCAGAATCCGCCATTTTATAAGCAGGATAAGTAACTGGAGAAACATCATATAATCTATCAATAGAAGTTATTGTTCTAATATCATTTCCTTCTTGATCTGTACTCCATTCATCTTCAGCTACAGTAAAAGCAAAACTTGATTGGTTTATATTCCCATTTTTCATATTAATAGCTAAGTCTTTTCCATAAGATAAACCTTCTGGAATAGAAAATTCATATCTTAAACCTTTTTCATCCACAGTTAAATCTAAAGTTCCCGCACTTTGTCGGGCTAAAATTAAATTTTGATCATGATTTATGAGGGCTCTTGTGTCTGATTTTTCAATAGTTTCTTGACTAATAGCAGTTGGAGAAATGTATTCATAGAAATTTCCGAGATTTTCGGATCTACTATTAAATATACTTCCATATCCAACAACCACTTCTTGGCCATCTTCTTTTGTTTCAAATCTGTTTTCAATGTTAAATAATCTTTTTTCCATAGTTATGTTATTAAATTTTTTATCCCAAACTTTTATTTTTGTTTTTTCTTGATTCTCTTCTAAGTAATAATCTTCATTATCTTTTTCAGCTTCCTCTTGAGTTTCATATTTGCACTCTCCAGTTTCTCCCCACTTCCACAATCCGTTATTACATTCTTCAGCTGGCATCTTCGTCTTGTCCTATTTTGTTAATAGTTGTCATATTCATTTGAAGATAATTTTCATCTCCAGAATCTATTTTATTTAAATCTTCTTTTTGTCTTACTTCATTAATTGACATCCATCCATTTGTAATTGCAGTTTTATAATAATCTGCTCTATCTTTTACGTTTCCTCTAAGTAATCCGTTTACATTAAATTTAATATATTCTCTTCCAATAGCATTTCTTCTAAATAATTTAAGACTCATTTCCAATTCTATCTTTGATATATAAGGCATTAAAGAATAAGAAACAAATTCTTGAGATTGCATTTCTATATTATTAAAAGAACTTGCAGATAAATCTTTTAATAAATGTGGAGGAAGTCCAAAAATACGTGCAACTTCTTGGATTGAGAACTGCCTGGACGCCAGGAACTGGGCTTGATCTGGAGTTACGGATATGCTTTTGTACTTTAATCCCTCTTCTAACACTGCCGTTTGGTTACTACCACTTAAAGTTCCATAATTTTTATTGAAGCTATTCCTCAATCTATCTATGGCTTGTTCCGATAATGCTCTATCTGATTCCAATATTCCACTCAATTTTCCTCCGTTCTTGAAAAATATTGAACTGTACTCTTGCACATCCATACCCCATCCAATTGCATTTTTACATTGTTCAATTGGAGAAAGTCCTGTTATTCCATCTGGGCCTGTTATCATT